CGATGCTTTGAAGCGGGTGCCGAACGACTTTACGTTCGACCAAAATGCCGGCGTCGAAGCAATTCGACAATGGCTGTCAGACGGTTACCCATCTATCAGCATGGATTTATCGAATGCTAGCGATAACATTCCGTTAGATCTTCAGCTCGAGCTAATGGCCCGTCTGGGAGTAAGCACCCGATGGATCCAGTTTTACCGTGACTGTTGTCGCGGTGACTGGTACCTCAACGTCACCCGTGGGAAGAAAGATCCCGTGCCCGAATGGGCACAGAAGACCCCTCGTCTTCTACGGTGGACTGTTGGGGCTCCACTTGGTCTGTATCCAGTGTTTGCCAGTTTTACTCTCTGGCACCACTCGATGGTACAGGTGTGCTTTGCTGACCTAGGGAAACCAAAGGTTGGTGGAGTATGGCCTTATGCCATCATTGGTGATGACCTATGGCTCGGCGACCCAGAGGTTGCGAACCTCTATGTCGACCGTATGAACGCCCTTGGTGTCCCAGCCTCAACCTCAAAAGGGTTGGTGGCTCCGGATACTGCCGACTTCGCAGGCCGCGTGATAACTCCGAAAGAAGTTATTCAGGGTTTCAAGTGGAAGGGTCGATGCTCCGATGAATCCTTTGTGGATTATTGTAGGAACATCGGTCCCGGGGCTTTGATTCTTATGAAGCCCCGCCAACGGAGGGTGATCAGTTACATAGCTGATCTGCCAGAGCCTTATGGCCTTGGCTGGAACCCTCTGGGCATCCCTCTCGAAGAGCGCCTGACCCCACAAATCGAAAGATTGTGGTCACGCGACGAGCGTGTGAGGACATTCGAACGGGGTTCCGTATGGCTCAATCGTATCCTGTACGCCGCGGGTTGGTTACACCGCACGCCATGGCTTAGTAATGAGCTTGACGTTGCTCCCCTAGCCTCCGACCAGGAGGCTCTGATGTTGTCTTCCGAGATCTTCCCTGGGTGGGAACCCAGTGAAGCCCTCTGGAGCAACGTGGCTGAGGTGCTCTTCCGTAAGGAAGATTCCCTCTCGCCACAGGGACGTAGTGTTTTCCGCCTTATGCTTCAGCGTGTCTCATCTCTCGAAAAGAGAGATGAAGTTCCAACACTGGTACAGTTGGAGCGGAAGATACGTCGAGTGTTGACACGTAGTCGATAGTACCCTCTTCGGAGCACTACTAGCCCCGAAGGGCGACCCGCGCCGATAAACACAGCCCTTCAGTAAGGCCTGGCGCAACTACGTACGTTGGCTTCTCAGCCCCG